CTGAAAAAGATATCCCCCCGCAAAAAATCACAGGGGGCGATGATCATGGAGGTTCCATCGGATCTTGGTTCTCGCGGTTCCCGGCTCTGGCGGGATGAGACGGCCTCTGGCTCTCTGACTCCGGCGCACTTGGTGCTTCTGGAGGAGGCCTGCCGTCTCGCTGACCGGCTCGATTGGCTCAACTCCATTCTCCTGCGGGCTTGTTCGCCGGTCAAGGCGAATGACGGTGATGACGAGGGTGAATCTCCGGCAATCGGGCCTCTTCTCGCGGAGGCGCGGCAGCAGCAGACGGCTCTTCGGGGGCTTGTGGCGGAGATTCGGCAGGCTTCGAAGGGGTCGGCGCCGGTTTCGGCTCCGAGGTCGGGGGGTGCGGGTGTCTCGGACCTCTCGGCGCGCATCGCTAAGAGGCGCGGCCAGGCCTCGGGTTGAGTGTGTGCCGCCGTCCGCGTTCTCGTTGGGCGAGGAGGCGGTGGAGCTCGCGAAGCGGGCCGGCCTGGTGCTGGACCCGTGGCAGGCGGATTCGATCGAGCTGATGCTTTCGGTGCGCGAGGACGGCAAGTGGGCGTGCTTCGAGTACGGGGAGATCGTCGCCCGGCAGAACGGCAAGGGCGCGATCCTCGAAGCGCGGGCGTTGGCGGGCCTGTTCCTGCTCGATGAGCGGCTGATCATGTGGTCGGCGCACGAGTACAAGACGGCGATGGAAGGCTTCCGCCGGTTCAAGGCGCTGCTGAAGCAGCTGGGCGAACCATTGTCGGAAAACATGATCGACGTCGATGGCGTGCTCATCAAGGTCATCAACACGAACGGCGAGGAGTCGTTCGAGAGGTTGGACACCGGCGCCCGCGTGAAGTTCATCGCGAGGAGCAAGGGCAGTGGCCGCGGCTTCTCCGGCGACTGCAACATCATCGACGAGGCGTTCGCGTACACGCTGCTGCAGCAGGATGCGCTGATGCCGACGATGTCGGCCCGGCCGAACCCGCAGATCGTCTACACGAGCTCTCCGCCGCTGGACGGTGACGACGGCTCCGGCGAGGTGATGTTCGCGCTGCACGCGCGGGCTGAGGCCGGCGGCGACGACAGCTTCGGCTGGCGGGACTGGGGTGTCGCGGGCGACCTCGACCACCTCGACGACATCGACCTCGACGACCGCCGGCTGTGGGCGGCTTCGAATCCGGCGCTGGGCTACCGGCTGTCGGAGGAGGCGGTCCTGAGGGAGCGCCGCTCGATGGGCGATGCCGGCTTCGCGCGGGAGCGGCTCGGGGTGTGGCCGCGGAAGTCGCAGGGCAATGCGGTCATCGATACGGCGGCCTGGCTGGCACTGGTGGACGCGTCCTCGGAGCGGGACCGCGAGCACGGTGTGGCGATCGGCCTGGACATCAGTCCACTGCGGGACTACGCGGCGGTGCAGGTGTACGGGCTGCGTGCGGACGGGCTCGGGCATACGCAGCTGGCGGACTATCGGCCGGGTACGAAGTGGCTGGTGCCGCGGCTGGTGGAGCTGCGGGAGGCTTTGGGCCCGATCTCGATTGCCATGGGTCGCGGCACGTTCGCGTTCCTGGAGACGGCCCTGGATGCCGCCGACTTCCATCGGCCGGAGGATCCGGATGCTCCGGAGCCGGGTGATCTGGCGGTGACGAACGCGGTCGACATGGCTGCGGCTGCCGGGCAGTTGCTGGAGGCGGTCCGCGAGGAGTCGTTCCGGGTGCTGCCGAACCGGCATCTGGATGTGGCGGTCGCCTCGGCGAAGACGAAACAGACGGGCGAAACGATCGCCTGGACGGTGAAGGGCGTGGACGGTGACATCAGTCCGTTGGTGGCGATGACGTTGGCCCGCTGGTCCTACGTGACCCGCTCTCATCTGCTTCAGGGCAGTCAGTACGACGTCCTCGAATCGATCTTTTAGGGAGGTGGCGCACATGGACTACGGGCAGCTTCAGGTGAAGAAGTTCGGCGCATACGTGCCGGTGACGGCAGAGCAGCTGCTCGACGCCGGTCTACCGTTGCCGCCCGGCATGGAGCCGCCTGCGCCTTACGTGCCGAAACCGCTGCCGTGGCGCACCCGTTGGCGGCTGGCACGCGCAGAGCGCATCTACAACCTGCGTCGCTGGGTCGGCTTCTGGATCGCCAACTACGAACCCGACGATGGGGATTGGTAGGCGATCACGTGAAGTTCTGGCCCCGGCGGAAGCCGTCTCGGTCCTCCGATGACGGGGGACCGGTCTTGGTCGGCGATGTCTGGATGGATGGCCGGGGGCACACGGCGAGCAGTTGGCGTGCCACGTCACGCGCGACGTGGGGCCGACGGCTCGGTCTCGTGGCGCGCGGTTTCCGTCAGGCCAGCGCGTGGCTCGTCGGGGTCGAGACTCGGTCCCGAGTGGAGAGGCGTTCGATCGACTCGGTGCCGTGGGGGCACGGTGGCGGTGTCACTGGCGGATCGGTCAGCGTCGACCGGGTGCTGCGGCTGGCCCCCGTGTACGCGGCCGGGCGGCTCCTGGCGTCCAACATTGCGGCGGCCCCGCTGCGGCAGTTCCGGGAATCTGGCAGCACGGTCCAGCAGTTGCCGCTGTCCAGCCTCTTCGCGAGCCCGTCGGTGCAAGGCAACTTCAACGACTGGATTTGGCGAGCAGTCCTGTCGATGGTGTACCGGGGCAATGCGGTCGGCTACGTCACCGCGAGGGACTACTACGGCTACCCGACGATGATCGAGTGGCTGCCCATGGACTGGGTGCAGGTCATCGACTCGATGCCATCCGGGCCCGGCTCGTTCGTCAACCCGATCTGGTATGTCCGCGGTGCTCAGGTGGATGCCACGGACATCGTGCACATCCCGTGGTTCCCGCTGCCGGGCAGGGTGCTCGGGCTCAGCCCTATCGGTGCGTTCGCCTCGATGGCGACGACGAACCTGGCCGCGCAGGAGTACATGGAGGCGTGGCATGCCACCGGCGGTGTTCCGCCCGGAACCTTCAAGAACACCACGCAGACGGTGGACCAGGCGGACGCCGCGGTCATCAAGGCCCGCTTGATGGATGCGATCCGCACCCGGCAGCCGATCGTGTACGGCAAGGACTGGGACTACAGCCCGATCACTGTGCCCGCCTATGAGGCGCAGTTCATCGCCACGTTGAAGCTCGGCGCGACGCAGTTGGCCGCGATCTACGGTGTGCCGCCCGAGCTCATCGGCGGGGAGACCGGCGGGTCGATGTCGTACAGCAGCCCGGAGCAGCGCGAGGTCGAGCTGATTCAGCTGACCCTGACGCCCTGGATGAGCAAGCTCGACTCGCATCTGTCGATGCTCATCCCGCGCGGGCAGTGCGTGCGCTTCGACGCCGATGCGCTGATCCGACTGGACCCGCTGACGCGCTGGACGATCTACGAGAAGCAGCGGCTCATCGGTGGCTCCAATATCGACGAGATCCGCAACAGGGAGAACATGCCGCCGCTGCCGGACGGCCGGGGCCAGGACTACACGCCGCTGCCCATCGCAGCCGGCGTGTCCATCACTCCGCCGGCGATCCGCGGTCACAGCGATCAGGACCAGGACCGGCTGAGGCTGGTCCGCAGGGAAGGCAGCGGAAATGGCTGACCAGCGCACCAACCCACCGAGCGCCGTTGGAGGCACCGTGGAGATCGAACGCCGGTACACCTCCGGCGACACAGGTAAGGCCGAGCTGCGCGCCGACGGCGAGAAGCGCCGCATCGGCGGCTACGCGGCCGTGTTCAACCGGCAGTCCCGCAACCTGGGCGGCTTCATCGAGGTCGTTGACCCGGTGGCCTTCAACCAGGCCCGCGGTGACGGCTGGCCGGACGTCATCGCCCGCTACAACCACGACGACAACCAGCTGCTCGGCACGACTGCGGCCGGAACGCTGCGGATGGGCCTCGACAGCTACGGCCTCACCTACGAGGTGGATCCGCCCACGTCGATGGCGCACGTGACGGAGCTGGTGCAGCGCGGCGACGTCCGCAAGAGCTCGTTCGCGTTCCGCACCGTCAGCGACGACTGGGCGACCACCGATCAGGGCTACCCGCTGCGCCGCCTGACGGGCGTCCAGCTCGTCGACGTCGCCCCGGTGAACGTGCCCGCCTACCCGGACAGCACGGCGGGGCTTCGCTCGCTGGCGAACAAGTTCGAGGCGGACTTCGAAGAGGTCCGCTCGATGGCGCGGGAGGACGAGCTGCGCAAGTTCTTCGTCCGCACCGACGGGCCGCAGCCCAAGAAGCCTGCCCGCAGGGGCATGTTCGGTCCGGCAGCCGCCGCAGCGCTGCTGGCCCGCAAGGAAGACCCCTACGTCTGAGGCACTGTGCCTCCTGCAAGAGCAAGACCCCCGTCATGCGGGGGCGGTACGCCGTCCTTGGACCGCGTAGCCGTACTGCCACGGCGTCGACTTGGGCTCTCCCGGTCGGTGTCCGCTCTGGGTGCGGTGAAGCACACAACGGGCCAGCGTGCGACACGAGGAAGTGATCAGCGGACCGCCGGTTGCGCAAAGGCGCCGGCCACCGGCACCCCTAGGGGTGTGGGACCGCGTGGGCTCCGCGTTCGAGATCGATTTCGAGCGGACGAGGAGTCCATCCATGTCGGACATGGTTCAGAGGCTGCGTGAGCGGCGCGCCAACGTGTGGGAGCAGATGAAGGGGCTCGCCGACAAGGCGGCCGACGAGAACCGCGCCTTCGAGCCCAGTGAGCAGGGCTCGTGGGATGCGATGAACGACGAGTTGGACAAGCTCGACGAGCGCATCAAGTCGGCGCTGGACACCGAGCAGCGGGCGAAGGAGGCCGACGACGCCTTCGACCGGCTGCACGGACAGGGCGGCCAGCGCGGGAGTGCTGCGGCCGGCGGCCAGGCTGCTACCCGCGGGGAGCAGCAGGGTGGCGCGGACCGTGGCGAGGAGCTGCGCTCCTTCCTGCGCGGTGAGCGCGGCCGGTTCTACGACGTCAACCCGGACGGCCCGGTCGACTACCGGTCACTGACGAAGGGGTCGGCGACGGCGGGCGGCAACACGGTTTCGACGTCGTTCTACGACCGGCTGATCGCGCACCTCATCGAGGTGTCCGCGATCATGCAGGCCGGGGCGACGGTCCTGAACACCAACTCGGGCGAGGTTATCCAGGTCCCGAAGACGACCGCGCACTCCAGCGCGTCCATCGTCACCGAGGGCGGCACGATCGGCGCCTCGGACCCGGCGTTCGGCCAGATCCCGCTCGGCGCCTACAAGTACGGCACCATGATCCAGGTGTCGCGCGAGCTCCTGGACGACACGGGCGTCGACCTGGAGGGCTACCTCGCCATGCAGGCCGGCCGCGCGCTGGGCAACGCGTTCGGTGCGCACGCCATGACCGGCACGGGCACCTCGCAGCCGCGCGGTGTCATCACCGACGCCACGCTCGGCGTGACCGGCGGAACCGGCGTCACCGGCGCCTTCTCCGGCGACAACCTGATCGACCTGTTCTTCAGCGTGATCGCGCCGTACCGGGCGTCCGCGTCCTGCAAGTGGATCATGAAGGACTCGACGGTCGCCAACGCCCGCAAGCTCAAGGACACGACCGGCCAGTACATCTGGCAGCCGGGCCTCCAGGCCGGCTCCCCGGACATGATCCTCGGCAAGCCGGTTCTGACCGACCCGAACGTGCCCGCGACCGCCCTGTCGGCGAAGTCGCTCGTCTTCGGCGACTTCAGCCAGTTCTTCGTCCGCTTCGCGGGCGGCGTCCGCTTCGAGCGGTCCGACGACTACGCGTTCAACACCGACCTGGTCACCTTCCGGGCCCTGCTGCGCGCGGACTGCTCCCTCGTCGACCTGACCGGCGCCGTCAAGTACTTCGCTGGCGGAGCAAGCTGACAACTCCTCGTCAAGGACAGGAGGGCGGACTCTGGTCCGCCCTCCTGTCACCTCGCGACACCACCAGGAGAACCTCATGGCCAAGGGCCAGCAGAGCCTCGGAAGCGACCTGGCGTGGGCGACTCGCTCCTCGCTCACCGACCTCACCAGCGCCACGGGTACGCCCGCGGGTGGCACCGTCGACGTGACAGGCACCCCGACCCAGTCCACGATCAACAACAACTTCGCGACGCTCGTGCAGCGCGTCAACGCCCTTACGGCTGCCCTGCGCGACGCCGGAATCATCGCCAGCTGAGGAGGGCAGACCCATGCGCGTTCGCATGAAGATCGAAGTATCAGGGGCCCGGAACGGCGTGGCCTGGCCGAAGCGAGGCGAGACCCTCGAGGTCTCGGATGCCGAGGGTGCCGATCTGTGCTCGTCCGGGCTCGCCGAGCCGGTCGCAGACTCCGACGGCGACGTGGAGAAGGCCGTGCCTGCCGAGGACGCCGAAGAGCGGGCCCTGACGACGGAGAACTCCGCCGCCGTGACCCCCAGCGCCTCGGAGGAGAAGCCGCCTGCCCCGGCGAAGAAGACCGCGGCGAAGCGGACCTCGGCCAAGCCCACCGAGGGCAAGTAGCCGTGGAAGAGCACGTCTTCGTCCTCACGCTGGAGGCGTCCGGCGAGGTCACTCGTGCGCAGCCCGCCGATGATGCTGCCGAGCCCGAGCCCGAGGAGGAGCAGTGACCGCAGGACTCGCCCCCAGCCTCGTCTCCGGCTGGCTGAACACGCTCCGGACCACCGGCAATGGCGGCGCCGCATACAGTGCGGTCGTCGGCACGTTCGTGCAGCTGCACACGGGGGATCCCGGTGCGGCTGGCACCTCGAACATCAGCGTCGGCTCGACGACCCGGAACAGCTTCGTCTTCTCCAGCTCGTCGTCCGGCTCATCGCTGTCCCTCGGTACCCCGCCGTCCGCCTGGACGAACGCTGGCACCAGCGAGACGCTCACCCACATCTCGGTATGGACGGCGTCGTCGGCTGGGACGTTCCTCGGCTCGGTAGCCCTGACGGCCGGTAAGGCGTGGGCCTCCGCTGACACGTTCACCCTCTCCACGCTCACTGCGGCGCTGACTCCCCAGGCGGCATAACGCCCTGACAGGGAGGTCGCCGTGACCACCTTCACCGACGACTTCAACCGGTCGGACAGTACGAGCCTCGGCGCCGGATGGGTTGAGGTCAGCGGCGACTGGTCGATCATCTCCAGCCGACTCAGCTCCGGCAACGCGGGCGGCACCGTCATCCTGCGCGCGGCTGGCGTGATGGCCACCAGCGACCACAGCGTGCAGGTCACGATCGCCGCCACGGCGGCCGTCAGCCACGGTGTGTGGTGCCGAGGCAACAGCAACATTTCGCAGGGCTACCTGTTCAGGAACGACGGGTCCTCGTGGGATCTCTTTTCAGTCGTCGGCGGCAGTTTCACGGTCATCGGCAGCTACGCGGTGGCAGCGGTAGCGGGCGACGTCGCGAAGCTCCAGGTCATCGGCTCGGCGATCAAATGCTTCGTCAACGGGACCCAACGGATCAGCGTCACGGACACGGCCGTCACCACCGGCACCAGCGTCGGCCTCCGGGCCGAGTCGACATCCGCACTCCGCTTCGACGATTTCACCGCGGCGGACGTCACCAGCGGTGTCACAGGCGACGCCGCATTCTCGGGTACCGCCACGCTGTCCGCGTCTGGGGTGCGGGCGACCGCCGGTTCCTCGGCGCTCACTGCGACAGCAGGTCTGACCGCATCGGGACAGCGTGCCACGTCGGGCGATTCCGCACTGGCGGCCACGGCCAGCCTGACTGCGAGCGGCCAGCGAGCCGCTACCGGCACCGCAGGACTGACTGCCACAGCAGGCCTGACTGCCGACGGTGTCCGAGGCGCATCCGGGGGTGCCAGCCTCGGCGTCACCGCAGGCCTGACCGCCGACGGTGTGCG